AATGATATTGAAAGTTACGAACTCAAAGGCGGCGGTGGCACTGAGTTTGATGCTAACTGGACCTACATGAAAGAACATAATATTACGCCAAAGAAGTTTATTATGTTTACTGATGGATATCCGTATGGTTCATGGGGCGACGAACACTATTGCGATACACTGTTTATTATCCATGGCAATCAAAACATTGTTCCTCCATTTGGGCAATACGCCTATTACGAAGAAGCTAAGTAATGGCCCTAAAGAATGGCAAACCTAATGCATTAAATTTATTAGGTTTACGGCGAGTAGACTTTCCTGCTCGCCATTTTCACTATACTAGTTTAAACAAATACAATCCTATTAAAAACGTTCAAATAGATGATTGGATTTACCATAATTTAAACGGAAGATATTACATAGGACAAGCATTAGATTTAGACAATACCAACAGTATTGCCTATATAACAAAAATTGGATTCGAGGAAGAAAAAGAACTTAGTTTCTTTTTGCTTTCCTATTCAGATTTATAATCTTTAATTTTTTAGAAAAGATATATAATAGTACACTTTTAAGGAGACATTATGAATAAACCACCAATGAAACAACAAGAGCCAGTTCAAGAACCAGACATGGACACTGCTGAAGATCTTAACATTAATGATCTTAATGCATTAAAACAAATCATTGAAGTAACCAATAGCCGTGGTAGCTACAAAGCCGGAGAAATGGAAGCTGTGGGCAAAGTTTATAATAAATTAAGTAAGTTTTTAGGTCAAGCAACAGCAACTAAGGAAGAATAAAATGGTCAGTCTAAAACACGTTGGACGATTTGTATCCAACGGTAGAAAATGTCTAGTAGCATACAGAACTTTACCTGGTGATGCATATAACTGTCTAGTAATTCCTACGGAAGCACTGGAAGATAGATATCATGATGCACTAATTCAATTAGTAGAATCTAATGCTGCTCAAACAGCAAACGAATTTGCCGAAGTATTGGCAAGAAGTACTTTTCCTGATGGCAGCATTATGTTGGCTGCATTGCATACTCAAGGTAAATTGCTTAGAGTTGCCACTGATCAAATTGAGATGATCCCTAATTTTCAAACTAAAATTAAATTAGATCAACTCAATGTTGTCATTGCAGAGCAAATGGGCGTGGCTGTGGATGATTTATCCATTAAAGAAGACCTCAAGAATCAAAAAAGAGATGATGTTGAAATTGTTGAAGTAGCAACTGTTACTGAAACTCCCATGCCCGCAGTGGAAGAAAATTTCGATGATTTACCAGTAGATCAACGTGCTAGTAAGTTAAGAGGCCAAGCTGATAAATTGGCCAAACAGGCTGCTGAATTACGTCGTCAAGCTGAAGCATTGGTGCCAACTAAAAAAAGAAAATGACCATCAAAAAACTTTCAAAGGATGTCATTGAAAGTTGGCCCGAAATTTTCGAAGATGTTAATCTCAATGTAGTCCCATTAAAATATTTGTGTTCTGTCCAGGTTAGATTTAAAGATAAAAAGGTATGGAACATAGACATAGGTAAAAACCTAAGGGATGATAATTGGCAAGTAATTCAATCTAACATTCAAGAAATAATATTGAATTATAAAGAACATATAGAAAGCGTAGATTTCAAACTAGACACAGATCAAATTAAAAAAGACATCAGTCGAGAAACCAATAAATTCCTTAAAAAAAATAAACTTTAATGAACGTAAAATTAGTATCTTATAGTCAACCTACCAAAGAATTTTTGGATCAGGGCATTGAAGACGCACAAGACTTAGTGGCTTTTTGTGCCAGAGTTAGTAACCCCAGCAATCAACTTAATACAGAAACCAGTGAAAAATTAATCAAATATTTGATTAAACATCAACACTGGAGTCCATTAGAAATGGTTTCAGCCTGTATGGAGATTACTACCACTAGAGATATTGCTCGACAAATACTGCGTCATCGTAGCTTCAGTTTTCAAGAGTTTAGTCAACGCTACGCTGATCCAACTAAAGACCTTAATTTTGTCACTAGAGAGGCTAGACTACAAGATGATAAAAATAGGCAAAATAGTGTAGAAGTTGAAAATCACTTACTGCAAAATGATTGGTATCGCGCTCAACAACGAGTTATCTATGCAGCAAAACGTGAATACGAATGGGCTATTGCCAATGGCATTGCCAAAGAACAAGCTCGTGCAGTATTGCCAGAAGGACTAATTGAAAGTCGTCTTTATATGAATGGAACCCTACGTAGCTGGATTCATTTTATTGAACTGCGTAGTGCTAATGGTACTCAAAAAGAACATCAAGAAGTGGCCTTAGCCTGTGCAGAAGCTATTACCAATATTTTCCCATTAACTTCCAGTCTTGTAGCCAATTAACATAAATCTTGAAAATTCCTTATCAGGATATATAAACTTCTTTTCTGATTTGTAAAGATTAGTCAAAGGGTAGCGTTCTGCTAATTGATCTAAACTAAAGCAATAATCATGATCATCGTCGTCGTCATGAATTTGATCAGTGCTTTGAATTACCACTAGTTGATTGGTAATTTTATCAAACCATTGTCGATCAATAATGTGTTCAGCTGATGTATTAATAATTACATCAAACTCTGAAAAGTCTACTTGATTAGCGTCTTGGGTATGAGCTTTGAATTGCCATTCATTACATACCCAGGCATTATTGATTTTATCTGCTATTGATTCAACTTTTGGATCTATGTCAAAAGATCTAATATGTTTGATATCTACGGCACGTCTACTTAGCAATAAAAAGGCTAAAACTCCATACCACCCGCCTAGTATAGCTATACGACTATTACTAGGCATTATGGGTTCTAATCTTTCACATAACCAAATTTTACTTTCAACCTGTCCGTGACTAAAAGCTGTAAAATCAATCATTATTGAACCTTTGTTTTAACCATTCGAAATCATTAATTAACTTTAATTTATCGACATTTTCAAAATTTACCAAAGCATAAGCTTTGCCGGCTAATGCTCCTTTTATAGCATAACTACCATAAGGCCGGTCATCGCCCATTGTACACCATGTGCTTAGTCTTTTAAGACTTTCATCATTGTCTTTTTTATTAACTACGTTAATAGTTAGTTTAACTGCTTCCCTAAAAGCGCTACGCCATGTACTAAATTTATCTACATTAAAATTTGTGATGTTAGATACTTGTTCTATTACCTTGATCTTATTATTAATACTCAAAGTCATATCCAAACTTGTTGTGTCGACTTCTAAAGTTAACCTTCTAGGCAGCAATTTAATAGCACCATACCCATATACTAAATCATTAATTGGATTACGACTATGAAAAATATGCACACAATCCAAATCATATTCGGGCACAACATAATCAAATTTAAATTCTTCTAATACTTGGGCATCACCGTCAACTACCCAAAACATTTTGGTAAATGAACTTTTTGCTGCTGCAATATGAGCATTATGGATACCTTTGACGTCGTTGATTCTTTTGGCTAATACAAATCTAGAGCTTAATATCCTCCAATGTTCATCTGAATTCGGTTCATTATTTGAAATAAAAATTATGTCGTACATTAATAAAAACTCTTAAATCTTTTCCAGTACTTACCTGAACTAATTTCGTCATTGCTCCAATGTATATGAGCAATCTTATCTAACCATTTTTCCCTGTTAGGTGTAGGTGGATTTTCTATTAAACTAATATCGTCAAATCCTACATCATGGGCCCAACTATTCAATGGATCATCTAAATATACAGGAATTCCTTGTAGTACACTGGCGCAATTAGGTGTGGAATTATAACCTACTGAACACCAAGCATTAATTAAATCAGCACGTATATTTTCGTTATTAGAAACATGTACTTCCTTTTTGCCGTAAACGTCATAAATTCTTTTTCTGTTTTCTTCATTATATGTTTTATCACCTGGATGTAACCTAACAATAATCCCTCTATCAGAAACCTTTTTTATTTTTTTTATTATTTCAATAATCCAATCAATACCATTTCTGTTTAACATATTCCAAGAAAAAGTTCGTTGTCCCAACACTAATATATGACTACCATTATCTCTCCAAGGAGACATTTGTAATTTATGATAAGACATTATTTCATCAGTTTTATTTGCACTACGTTCCTGGCCTAAATAATATTCGCCATCAGTTGGATAAACACTATTCACGCTATATCTATGATAAAAATGCGTAGACCTAGCATATGAAAAAATATTACTGTCTACAAAAACAATTTTTGATTTTTGTAATTTAAGCAAATCAATAATTCTTTTTCTATAATTATTTTCTAAAGTATACCCTAAAATAAATCCAACATCTAACTGCGGTATAATTTGATTTTTATACCTAAAGTCTATAGTTTCATCTCCGCAACTTTGTACTCCTTGGCGGAAACAATCCATTAAATTTGCCTTGTGTAAAGCTTTATGGATATTGGATACTGAAGAATAAAAAATACCTACTTTCACTCTTTTAAACTTTTTAATAAACCTTCTTTATCCCTGATCATCTCAGATACTAGATCTTGACTGACACCTTTCCAAATACTTCTTAATTCTTTGGGAATTTTACTGCCATAATGTACAGTACCTAATTTATAAGTATGTAGACCCCCGCCATGGTCTGTATTTTTAATTTTATAAGACGGATATTTAGTAAACATACTTTCAAGAGCATCACCATCATATGCTCTATAAAGAGAGAATATTTTTTTGGATTCCCATATATCTTCATAGTCATACATTAATTGGGCTAATTTTGGGTGCTTCATATTAACTACAACGTGTCCAGCATCAAGATAACCCTTTTGTGATTCACCAGTAGCCCAAATAAAATTATTATCCAATATTCCTTTTAAAATATTATCAAATTCTAAAATATCAAAATTTAATACTTCAACGTCTGTATCTAATAATACAACCCAATCATAATTTTTTAGTGCCCTTAATGCCCAAATTTGACTTTGCATCTTACGCCAAAAATTTATAGGTTTGGTTCTACTACAAAACTCTGTAAATTTGTTTCTTTGATTATATACATCATTCCATGGGATAAGGAAAAAATTAGGGAAATCAATTTTATAAGGTTGATCATAAATCAAATATTTGTCACCTGGCAATTTTTGCCATGAAGGTATACAATATTGAGCTATGTGCTCATAATATTTTAAATCGGCTAACCCGCTCCATGCCACGTTCATAATATATCCCTCTGCTGACAATACTCGGTCAGTATACGTTCCTTATGCCATTCATCTGCCATTGGTGTATTAGCAAACTCGTGAAAAGAAGGAGCTCCTAAGGTATAATGTAATAATTTAGCATCAGGATTAGCACCGTATTCGTCTGGCAACCAATTCCACTCTTTGGGCAATTCGCCTATTCGACTATCATCTAGCCATGTAAATCTATGTAATTCTTTGCCTGTTGCTTTCATTATATACTCTGGAGTTAGTATTCTATTTGGAAAACTATTACAATTCCAAAGTATAACACTGGACCAATTTTTACGAGGGTAATCCTCATTTTTGGACCCTAAGTATTTAACTGGCATTTTAGTTTTGTAATCATGCTTGACTACTTGTACATCAAATGTACTATTGCGTAGATTCCATAACTCAGTAATATCACTACGCACTACCATATCGCCATCAATAAAAATGGCATGCCCACTCCAATGCATGAGATATGGCACTAAAAATCTAGTATAGATAAAATGGTTACTACCGTCAGTATGAGTCTCATTGTAATCTTTAAAAAGATTCAATGCAACTGGTACAATACTAACTGGGCTAGTACTATTTCTTATTATGCTATTAGCACATACATGGAATACTGTGGCCTCTCTAGGATCATACCCAATAAAAATTGGTATTAGATCTTTCATCTATAATGTAGCATCTTCTAACCCAGCGGTTCGAAGTTTTATTACATTACTTAGTTGCCATTGTTTGATGTCCAGAGCCTTTGTGATACCTAACCATTTATTTCGTAATAGGGCAAATTCGTTAATGATCTTTTCAAAATCAACCACATCTTGTTCGCCCTCTACATAACGGTCACAGTCACGACTACTTAGTGCTCTTTGATAATTTTCAAGATACTTTTTAAAGTATTGACTTTTGATTTGACGTAATTCAATATTAAGGAATTCTAAGATAGCTTCAATTTCCTGCAATTGGTTAAATCTCTGCTCCACAATGCCTGGCATACTGGCTGCTGCCTTTTCGATATTTCCCGTTATACGGGCGTCAGCTCTGGCTGCTTCTAATTCAATATTATAGTAGTCCACAGCATCAGGTAACAAAGTTAAATCTTGGCTAATCTTAGAATACCACATGATCAATAATCGTCTTCTTCGTCGTCTGGTTCCTCGTAATCATCTTCATCTGCATCTTCTAAATAATACTCAATAGCACTATCCAGATCAGCATCTGAGCCCATAGCACCTTGAAGAACTTTATCTTTAACATTAAAATCTGCTAACAAATCAACAAATTGCTCAGCAGCGGCTTGAACATCTTCCTTACCAATGAACTCTTTAAAAAAACACCAAATATCACTAATTTGATTATCAGTCATTTTCTACAGTCTCCTCCGTTATGACTTCTTTAGGTTTAATGTTATGGAAATCTTCCATTAACATATCTAATTTATCACTTTTCCATTCTTTTCTGTAATATAGATGTTCTGCACCTTTACTGTCGGTGAACTTGAGTCTATTACCCTGTTGCACTAAAATACCCTTAGATTCAAACAAATCTACTAGACCACTATACGGATCCATACCAGTCTCATAAGGAATCTTAATTTGAAGTGTTTCAAAAGGCTTGGCATAACGAGTCTTCATAATCTTACAACTGGCTCGAATACCTTTTACTTCACTGATCTTGTTGCCATTCTCATCCTCTTTGAGTTTGAGCTTTTTCATAGCAACTACAATACTACTCGCATAAACAAAGCCTTGGCCACCACTAATTTTGTCATCTGGATCAAACATGTCTTGGCTAGCATAGGTATGATTAGTACAAACCATACCTACATTATAATTACCAAACATATTGACACAATTACGAACCAATGCGGTCAATGCCTTAGGCTTACGCCCCATGTCGCCTTTCATATCTCCTGCTTCGAATTGATTAACATCAGTAGGAGTCAATAACATACCTAAACTATCAAGTACAAATAAAACTTTTGGGCGTTCCTCCATAAGTTTGTATTCTTTCATGAACTCACTGATAGTTTTGGCCACATCATCAATCATGGCCATATTCAATTTCAGTAGTTTATCCTCACCTGTGTCTACACCTAATGCTTTAAGCCAAGCTTCATCTAGTGCATTTTCTGTATCAACTAGAACTACATAGATACCTTGTTCTTGTGCATTTTTAATCAAGTTACCACTGCAAATATAACTTTTGCCTGCACCACTTTCACCAGCAAACACAGTAACTTTGCCCAAAGGGATACCTTTATGGAAATCACTGCTAATCAAATAGTTCAGTGCATAGTTACCAGTACTTACCCAATCTGTAGGATCATTAAAACCCACACCTAATCCATCAATACTCTTAGTTAGAGTTTTACGAAATTTACTTAAATCAAATGCTTTTGTCGCCATTATTCCACCTCTTCTAATTCTAATGGGCCATAAAACCAATATTCGGTATCATCATTGACCCACCCGTCGCCCTCAAGGCCTTCAATGAAATCCTCTTCGCATAATTCTTGGATTCGTTCTTGCTCTTCCTCACTCATATCTTCTGGGAAGTCCCAATCAACCCAACACCCATCATCAAGACAATCTAATTCCCAGTCATATTCCGTGTTGGTTAGAAGATATCCGTCATCATTGTCAAGGTCAATGTCAGGTTGTTCATCACTTTCACAATAGAAGGTTCCCCAACGGTAACCTTCTTCCCTAGTAATAATAACACCTTCTTTGACCCAAAATTGTTTTTCTACCGCATTTTTCTTTGATGCAGTAGATAATTTCCAAGTAGCCATTATTTTTCTCCATAGAAAACTCGGGCGTATGACTAATGTCACAGAGGCCCAAGTGGTAAATTACGCTTTTTGACGACTACGAATCATGGCAAGAATATCGTTTGCACGATTATCACCGCCTTTAGATTCTTCTTTTTCTTCAGCTGCTTTGGATACTGCTTTAAGAGCAGGTTTTGCTGGTTTAGCTGGCCTGTCTTCTTCCATATCCATATCTGGATCAACTGCTACTGGAGCAGTATTTCTTGCTGAAGATACCGGATCACCGGTACCTTGGCTTGCACCGCTGGGTTTGTAGTATTGACCCCAACGTTCCATGTCAAATGCTTCGCCATCAACGCTGGCTGCAAACATTTCTTTGATTACTTTCATTTCTACATCAGTGGGTTTCTTAGGTAGGAAATCTTTCAAAGTAAACAATCCAAACTGTTTTACAGCGGCCTGTTCTGCGTCACTAAGAGGACGCTCACGACGACTCCATTTGCTGGTGCCGTAATCTGCATAACCACCTTTACTGGACTTAATTAAACGGAAATCCACGCCATGAACATAATCAGTAGGAAGGTCTTCCATTTCTGGATCCATCAATGCGCCCTTGATCAAGGTAAAGATCTGAGGACCAATAATAAATCTACGAATAGGATTCTCTGGAATTTGATCTTCTTTGAGACCATCTTCAGTAACAAAGCCTTGGAACAAGTAACTACGCTTTTTCCAATATTTACGGCCCATTGCTTCAAGTGAGGGATCTTTGAACCACCCGCGAACTTCGCTGAGTACTGGACAAACTGAACCATCATTGTACATTTCCACGCAAGGAACTTGTACATTAACTTTTTTACCGTCTGTCTCGCCTTTCATGCCTGCAAATTCCAGCTTGATCATAGCACGTTCTACCCAAAAGAATGTGTTAGAGTCATCGCCGTCTGGGAGGAATCTTACAGCCGATTCACCTCCTTCTTTAAGATTCCAGAAAGGATAAATTGAAAGATCACCGCTACCTGTTGATCCACCTTTGATTTCTTGTTCTTTTAATTTTGCTCGAATTTCTGCTAAAGTTGCCATAGTTTTTCTCCTGTAATTGCCTATGTTTTGCCTATATTGCCAGACACGTGTCCAACAAAAAAACGCATATAGCTATTATATGCGTTTTTATTTAGCTCTGCAAGCAAAAAGGTAAGAAAAAAAGACTAATTAAGCCAATCCTGCTAATTTTTTAAGATCTGCTATCATTGTCATAGCTTGATCAGGGGTTGTTGGCTTCATTTTAGACAATGCTGTTTTTAGATCTGGAGCAGCATCTGCTCTTGTAGGCGATACTGAAGGCATAGAAGTTCCAGATGATCTTGCTCCTGGCATACTAGGCATATTAGGCATATTCATACCCTTCATCATGTCGCCGAATTTGCCCTGTATACCTTTATACATACTGCCTACCGGATCATCACCACTGGCATCAAAACCCATATCACCGGCCATGCCTCTAAATTTACCCATGGCATCATCATAACTGGCCGGCTTACCATCAATAGTGCCACTACTAGTTCTAGAGGACTTCATATTACCAGCTGGAATTTTACTTTGGATATCCTTCATCATGCCTTGTGGGTCCATTCCGCCCATCATGCCTTTCATCATACCGCCCATATCATCCATACCAGCTTCTTCCATATTATCATTTCCAGCTCTTCGTACATTAGGGCCTGATTGCCCGCCTGTAGAATTAGGATTAACTAGTTTTCCTTGACTAAATGTTCCAGAACCTTGACCATTGGGTAATTGATCAGCTTTAGATTTAGCTCTAGCAATTTCCTGTCTTGCTAACATTTGCTGAGGAGAATCTTCAGCAAGGCCAGCCATTCTTCTCATGTCTGATAATTCTCTTGAATGACTATGACGCTGCTTGTATTTTTCCATGATGTTATTACAGGCTCTTTCTACCATGTGGTCAAATCTATCAGCCTTATGAGTGCCCGGGGGAACATGATATTTTTCTTTGAGTTCCTTACACATTTTTGTAACGAACCCTTCTTCACCTATGGTGAAGGTGCCCTCAGTTTGATTAAAGAATCCACTAATACGACTACGAATTTCATCGACTAATTTGCTGCCATTACCACTTTCAGCAAGTGGAGCAGGGTTTGGAATCATCGGTCCTGGAGCTGCTCCTGGCGGGGCCGCTGCTTCAGGTGGAGGAGCAAGGGGTGCTGCCGCTTCAGGTGGAGGTGCTGCGGGTGCTGCCGCTTCAGGTGGAGGAGCAGGAGGTGCTGCTGCTTCAGGCGGGGGAGCAGGAGGTGTGGGAGGAACAGCAGGTGCTGCTGATACACCATCAAACCCCAATTTATTACTTAAATCTGTGCCATTTTCTCTATCATGTGATTTTAAATAGGAAGCTATAATCGGTCTAGCATCCATTTCATCTAGACCTAAATCTGCTAAAATTTGAAAAGCACGATTTAATTTATTATTGTCTATAATGCCTTTTATACTATCTCTAACATTATCACCATCTGTGCCTAATGGCAATTCATTACCAAATAAACCCTTTAATTCAGCCATGGCTTGCTGTTGTAATTCCTCATTATTATCAAATAGATCGTCATCTTCTTTGACAATTTGATCTAGATAACTTTCAAAAGCACTAAGTTCCTTAATCTTTTTATTTTTAAACTTTAAATCTTTTTTATCATCATTAGTTTTTAGCATGTCCTCTTCTGTGTCGATTTCTTTAACAGGTAATTCTGATTCATCCACTAATTTATAGATATAAGGAAATGCTGTTTTTAATTCTTCGTTAAAACTGCGTACAGTTAATCTATCAACCCAATCATTAAGTACTTCCTCGGGCACTTCTTGTGATTGATTTACTCTAAAATTCTCTTTAAAAACACTGTAATTTTTAGACATCTGCAATGAATGCACTTGCTTCTTAATGTCATTAATGCGCTCAATTACTTTTTGTTGAATATTGCCCATGCTTTCACTAACAATAGGACTACGATCTACATAATTCTTAAAAAATCTTAATTTACTTAATTCCTCACTAAGCCCAATAACATGACGACCAATATCATCATATGGTGTGCCACCATGACTTACATGCTGGGCCAATGCTCTTGCACCGTTTAAGTGCTTGACTGGATATAAAAATCTCTCACCCATTGCATTTTCAACATAAATGTGCTCAATACGTTGAGATCTTCCATTCATGGAGTTTAAATTAACAGGTTGGCTGTGTCTTACAATAATTTTGGCCTCACCTATTTCTTGATAACTGGTCTTACTAGTACCAAATAGTTTTGATTCATTCATGTCATTTTCCCCTAAGGAATCTCTTTTATCTAAATTAGTTTTTGACGGATTCTGTGCATTAAAATTTAATCCGTGTGTTTGAGCAAATTTAGGCAATATATTTCTAATAAACCTATCCCATGACCTATTATCTACAGTATCACTCCATTGCACATCTAAGCCAGGATCTTCACCTTCCTCTGATAAACTTATAGTAACATTTACTATCTTTTCACCTTCCTCACTGGTAAAATCAAAACTAAATTTTCTTGCATCAGCATCTTTTAAATTAACACCGTCAATAGGTTTGTCATCCGCAGTGGTTTTTTTAAGGCTAGGAAACCTTGTTTGTAATTGTCTACCTAAATCTTTGGCTATTTGTTGGAAATTTGCACTCATATCAATATTTATTAGAAACTGCTGGAAATGAATATAGGTAAAGGAGCTTCGAAATCTTCCTCTACATGTACACCACTAAGACTTTCAAACACTCTTGGGTCCCAATCAGCTACTAAAGTGCTCATTCTAACCATTAATAACAAGGCACTTACCAAGTCATCATGATCTCCAGTCTTTGCTTTAAAGGTAAAACCAGCTGCAATAAAGCTCTTTAACTCACTGATTAAGCTTTTACTATTAATCTCCATCTGACCTGTTTCAATTAAATGCTTTAATCTAGCACAGGCTGATATTTTACTACTATGTGTAGTGTTAAATCCTTTACGAAACTTACGTACATGCCCTTTACGTACAGGTTCTGACACCATTAGACCACTAAATTGCTCTTCACCTAGGTCTTTGATCACTACTAATCCTGCTTCACCTACAGTATTGTTTTCTATACTCCAGTAAATGTTATTAGTAGTACCCCCCATTTCATCACTGAGGTATTTTAATATATCTTTTAAGATTTTAATCTGCCCTTGTATAGGTGTAGTATTATGATGCCACTCTGCTACTTGTTTAAATGTAGGCAATTCGAACACTTCTATGGCACTGTAGTTTCCACCAGTGCCTAAACTAGGATCTAAACTGACTAGATATATATTATCTGGATCTAATCTACTATACCATCTAGTTTGACCCATTTTAAACAAAGGGTCCTTGCCAGTTAATTCACTTAATCTAATACTATTGACTAATGTTTCATCATAGATCAAAAACTCACAGCCATATTCACGACGGAATCTTTCTTCTCCAATTCTACTCTGTTCTTGAGCAGCCCAAGCTTCATCTCTGTCTGGGTGTTCATCCCAAGTACAAGTAAAAGGGTAAAATCCATTAGCGCCTAATTCTTGCTCATTGCCATATTCATCATAATTATTATTGGCTTCTTTCCATATAGTAGCAAAAGTATCTTCATCACTATTAGGTGTACTAGTAATAATAGCACGACCACCAGTGGCCAATGTAGGTGATATAGATGTCCAAAACTCATCAGCAATGTTTGGCATCACAAATGCGAACTCGTCGCAATATAATAAGGATATACTCATACCACGACCAGTATTGCCAGTAGTAGTAGCCGACACAATACGTGATCCATTATCAAACTCTATACTGCCTTTGTTATAATTGATCACACCACAACGAATATAATCAGGACAAAGCTCATATGCATAACGAATACGCTGCATGATCTCCTGCGAACCAGTATATTTGTGGGCAGCAATTAGAATAGTTTGATCTGGGTGAAACATTGCATACCAAAGTAAGTATCCACTCGCACAGGTGGTCTTGCCCATCTGTCTAGGCAACATGTTTACAGTAAATCTATGATTATGATATGGGTGTAGGAGTCTTACTTGGTAATCAAAAGGTTCAAATAATAACTTGCCTTTGACCGGATGTTGAATATAAAAGAATTGAGTGCAAAAATGAAGGTATCCAATATCAGGATCACTGCATTTTAAAAGGTCTTCTACCTGCTCCTCGGTATACTTTTCTTTCTTATAGGCTTTCTTGGTAAGTACACCGTCAAGCAGCTTCGACATTATCTTCCTTTAACTTCTGTATATAAGTTTCTTAGCTTGTATTTTAAAGTTTCGTGCATGGGCATACTCATTGGGTTGTCGCCTCCACGATAGTTATGTTTAAATGACTGTTTAGGTTTGTTTAAATCATCACCACTTGGCACTGCTGCTGCCATACTAGCATATTCTTCATCGGGACTGTTAGAATATTCGTCTAATTCTAGTTCTAATTCACCCGCATCATTCTCGTCATGATCTATTTCGTGTCCCATGCCATGCATGTCATGACCCATATCATCCATGTCATGACCCATATCATGCTCAGGCTCTGAAACTGCAACTACTGCACCTGCAGGACCACTCATTGTATCGGCTGGAGCATCATCACCGTGTCCTTTTAACACATTCAATAAGTCACGAATGCCTTCTGGTCCCGAAGCATTCATACTAACATTCATTGTAATAGGAGGATGTCCTGCACCGCCCATCATGCCCATTCCACCAAGTGGTGGCATAATACCACACTCTTGAACAGTTTGATTGGATTCCTTTAAAATCTGTTTGTTTTGATCTAAATCTGTTATGGTTTGTAATAGTTTTTTGAAATCCATTATTCTGTCCTGTTGATTGAACTTAACACACTCTTTAAGAATTGTGATTGTTCCATGTTATGTGCTTTTTCTGTAGGAGCACTCTTGGCCAATAACTGATCATTTACGCCTTTATATTGTTCGCCTCTATGACGATCTTTACCTAAACTTTTTATAAAACTTAATTTGGCTTTTTCGCCCGCCATTGCTTGATTGTTTACTTTTTCATAAGGCTTATTTAATACAGCTTCACCTTTAGTACCTACTCTACTATAACTTTCAATATTATTTTCTATTTCTTCTTGCTCTTTTAAAGTTCTAACCCTTAAATGAACGGGATTGATTTTTAGTTTTTCTGACAAATAAATTGCTAATTCATGACTGGTAACTGGATACCCACAAGTAATATCATAAAGATTAACATGTACATTTTTAAGTTCAGGAAAATCTAAAGGAGTCTCAGTTATAGGGGTGCGCATAGTTTTAGTTACACCAGTGCATTCAAACTTAGAAAGAACCATTTTCATGTTCTCTTCCATTTTGTCATCGACATCACCTGCAATTTTAACCTTAAATTCATAGGTTTTAATGCTTTCTATTAGGTATTCCTTAAATGTGCTCATAGTCTTTCCAATATGCTATATTTATTTAATATT